ACCCAGATAAGCTCCTTAACGGGGTGGTTAAAGTTGAGCTTAATCTTGTTGGAAGAAGAACCGACGGACTCATCACCGGTGAACTGAAGCTGCTCAATAAGGTACTCGTGGGGATTTTGAGCCATACGTCTGCGCTCATCGGTATCCAAGAAGACATAGTCGACGTAGAGAGAGGCAGCGACAAGAGACTGGTTGTAGGCAGTGTTGACGCGTCCACCAGCAGTGGAGCCGAGAACATTGGCGCCGCAGCTGAGAGAACCGACAGCCCACAAGCACTCATCGATGGGACGAATATCGAGGTTAATCTTGACTTCGTGATACTGAAGAGCGATGAGGGGAAGGGCAAGACCGGGGTTACGGCAGTACCAGAACTGGAAGGGAATGTAGAGAGTGGTCTCGGGCAGAGCATTGCGGGGAGCGCAAACCTGACGAGGGGCGTTTGCCTGACAAGGACCATCGATGGCATTGAAAGAGGGGTCGGTGATGAAAGTCAACTCGGTGGTGTTGCCAACCATGGCGTGGTAACCAGGGCGCTGGTCGTTGGGAAGAGTAAGGTTGTTCCAGATGTGCATCCAGTCACCATACTGGCGATCAATGCGCTGACCACCAATCTCAATCTCAACCTGGGAAATCAACTGCTCACCAGGGAAATCGAGCCAACGAGCATAAACACCGTCCTGGTTGGATCCCTTCATAGACTGATTAATCTCGGGGAGAGTAACCTGAAGGTAGGTGCGGTAAGCCAAATCACCATTACGAGAAATGGTGCAGGTTACACGACGACCAAAATCGGCTTGACCGTTAAAAGTCTGCTCGATAGACTCCATCGCAAAGTTAGTGTGACGTTTGTAAGACACCTTCCAAAAGGTAATCTGAGGGTTGCCCGTAAGATAGACATCTTGGGCGCCGTAAGCTACAAGTTGCATAAGACCTCCTGCCATTTTTGTTTATTATAATATTGCTAAAGAAAAAAATTTTACAAAAAAACTTAATTAACATTTATAAATTAATAATTAATAATGAATAATGAATAACTAACAATAATTAGTACACAGTAATTATTGTTATAAACTAGTTGATATTTCTCCTAAAGCGATAAGAGGTCGAGTCAATTCACGAAATAATGTTATTCATGTTTGATTTCAAAAAATGTACTAAATATTCATCGGAGTATATCTCGGTTTGTTTTTCGTGCTTTCTCCTAAAAACATACTCGTCGTTCTTTTTTCTTATACTCCACCCATTTTCTAAAGTATTCATCAAAAATATCATCAAATATATATCATTTTTTTGTTCAATATTTATATCTAATTTGCCCTTATCTAATAGGCTCTTTAATGTATGAATACCTTCTCTTAATGGTATTATATCTTCCTTTCTTTTCATTGTTTCTAAATTATATGGAGCCTTAACTTGCGGATGTCCTGTCCCCGTCCCCGTCCCTGTCCCATTCGTAGTATTGCTGTATATTTTATGAATAATGCGTTTGTTTAAATAGTCCTCTGTTATAATCTCCGTTGTTGAATCTTCTAAATTTTTTAAGTAAAAAATTGTTTTCCTTTTTTTAATAGCCATATTTTTCTCTAAACAGTTCATAATAAATTTCATTTTATAGTATGTCTCTCTCTTAATATTCGCAATATCCAATGAGTCTATGTTTATATTCGTGGTTAAAACATCTGAACTAGAATTAATATCATGTGTTTTATCATTTTTAGCACATGTGTCTAAATTATTTGATAACATTATTTTATTTTTATAGAGAAAACATTAATGCATTCCTAACATTATTCGTATTTACTATTTACTATTTACTATTTACTATTTTGCAAAACCCCTAAACTCCCTAAACTTCCTAAACTTCGTACCTCTATATTTTACATCTTTATATCTTTACATCTTTACACCCTATCCCGCGATTTGATGTTCCTTCGATAGTATTGCATCATGAAGCAAAGAAAGTGTCTTATTTTCACTAGAAAAATAACTGGGGTAAAGAATACTCCAATCTAATGTATCATCAAATAAGCTCAACTTTGTATATACATAACCCAAAAATGCACTACAAAAAAATCTCGACGTCTTCTGAGGATGACGGTCCTTTTTACAGTAAGCTTCTATCCAATCTGTAACAACAATATCATATGGTTTATCATATACAACCTTGTGTATTTCCTTCAACTTTTCATTATTGAATATCTTGTCGTACTCTTCCTTATCTTTCAATTCAACTTTGCGAACATATATTTTTCCACCATATGTCGAAATAAAGTGCTCATATGGAATAAACTGAACTCCGAATTTTTTTGTATTATCTTCTGGGTCCGGAATATCTGAAATACCTGATGTCCAAACATATGTGCCTTTTAATGGAACGTCTGTAAATTCGGGGTCTACGACAATCATACCAACGTGTGAAAAATCACTCTTTGTCATAAATTTTATGAACCAACTAAGTAGTCCCCATGATTTGTATTCAAGGTTGTCGCATAAAAGAATATCTCCGGTTTTTAATGCACTACTATGTTCACTCATTCTATTTTACTTTATACTATATCTTAAAATACTAAAATAGCTTAAAATACTAAAATAGATATAATTATTAATTATTATATATTAAAAAAGTTATACTTATAACAATATAGTAAATATATAAATATAGATATATAGATGCCATCTTTTAAACACAAAACAAATAAAAAAATTTTTGTAGACAAGAAACGAATAATGACGCTAGATAGTGTTCATCGCGAACTACAGTGCGAATTTAACATCATTAATAGCGAAGTGTTACCTACATTAATTCGTAGAAAAAACGAAATAGTGAAACGGTTGAATGACTCTGAAATTATATTGGAGGTGAATGATAAAATAGAGCTGCAAGATTCTTTGTACGATATTAAAGAGGAAATCTATAAAAATAAGAAGAAGATTAAAGACTATTACTTGAACAACAGTAAATTTATTTTCGATTATTTTGAAAACAAAAAAGAAATTACGAATGGTACAAATAAAACAAAAATTCTTAATTCTTTTTTCAAAGTGAATGATAATACATTTGATGAAGGCGCATTGACGCGTGCGAATGATAATAATGTTCAGAAGTTTTTTACAAATCTCGACCAGACATTTATCAACATAAACGACTATATGTATGCCACCGATATATGTCAGTCCTGTAACAAGGGCGAAATGATTCCCGTCGAACATGAGGGGATTATGGTATGTAACATATGTGCTAAACAAGTTACCTACCTTATCGAAAATGAGAAGCCGTCTTATAAAGAGCCGCCGAAGGAAGCGTGCTTTTATGCGTATAAAAGAATCAACCATTTTAAAGAAATTCTTGCCCAATTTCAGGCAAAAGAAACTACGCAAATCCCGGAAGAAGTTCTCGAAAATATCAAGCAACAACTTCATAAAGAGCGCATCCCTCTTTCAAAATTTACGAATTCTAAAGCGAAAGAAGTGCTTAAAAAATTGGGTTATAATAAGTATTACGAACATATCCCCTTTATTAAAGATAAACTTGGTATTAAACCGCCGATTATGACGCCGGAGTTAGAAGAGACGTTGTGCAATCTTTTTATGGAGATACAGGGACCGTATGCGAAATTTTGCCCCGATGACCGTGTGAATTTTTTGAATTATTACTATACGGTTTATAAACTGTGCGAACTTCTGGAGAAGACCGAATTTCTTTCTTATTTTCCGATGTTGAAAGATAAAGAGAAGAGGATAGAACAGGATGATATATGGAAGAAAATTTGCGAGGAGTTGAACTGGGTGTTTATACCGACTCAGTAGGTTGTTGTTGTTGTGGTTGTTGTGGTTGTGGTTGAGCTAAAACAGCTAACAGTTTTTCTTTATACTTTTCGAGTATTTTTTCTATCATTTTGTTACGTATTATCGAAAAAAAACTATTATTTGTTATATTTCCATATGCATATTTCATAGGAAACGTATATTTTTTTTCTGTTCCATGTTGTACAATCGTAAAAGGCTGAGGATTATCTTTCATTATTTCGTAATTATTAAAAGTGGTTGGATTATCACCAGAAGAATATGTAATACCATCATCATCATCATCATCAGTACTTCCACTTTTACTGCCTAAAACTAATCGTGGATAACCAGTACCTAAATCAAAATCAATACCATATGATTCACCAGAATTTTTTATAAACGAAATTTATATTTTTTTACTTTTATTACAAATTTTACTTGAAAGTCTTTACCATCTTTTTTCATTATTAGAGTAAAATTATATATATCTGGTGTTTTTGGAATAAAATCACATTTAACTAATTGTGTACTATTACTCGGATAATTAACAATTTCAACAGCATAATCAAGAGTACCTTTCATGGTTTTATTATCTTGTCCTGTTTCAGAAATTGTATATCCCTCATCTAGTTGTAAACTAACAGTAAAATTACCTTTTTGTAAACTACCAAAAAAATTTTTAAACTTACTAAAACGGTCGCTTGTTGTATATTCCAATTCAGAGTTACTTAGTGAATCTAATTGTACTGCTAAATTTAAATTTTCCACCCCACCCCTCATAACCCTCTTATTTTTTCTAAGTTTGCGAGAATGTTTGCGATGTGTATTTTTACGCTTATATTGCCTAAATTGTTTTTTTGTATTTCTCTTAAGTTTAAAACGTTTTGTGCGTTTGGCGCATTTTGTACGTTTTCCACGCCTACTTAACTTCATTATAAAATAACAAAATATTTTTATTATTTTACTATTTTACTATCTTATTAGACTTACTTTCTTCCTTTTCTTCGTTTCACTGCAGTTTTTCTTCGTTTCATCGTATTTCTTATTCTTCTATTTCGTCGCTTTTTTACTTTAAACTTTCGGCGAGTTTTGCCGCCGCCCCTGCGTAACGACGACCTCGACAAGTTTCTTTTTTTAGTATTTTTTGAAATACCTTTTAAAGTATTACCTTTTAAAGTATTACCTTTTAAAGGTTTATATGTTTGATTACATTCTCTTTTAAATAAAAATAAACACTCGCCTGGGAGATATCCACAAAAAGGTGTGTATTTTTTATCTATACTACAAGGATTTCCTATTTCTGAAAGACGAATAGGTCTAATACTATCATGAACATTAGTATAAACTTCTTTATCAGGTTCATGACATTCCTTATTAAGTTTATACCAAAATGTAGTCGTATCGTTATCTTGATAAATTCTACAGTTACTTTGTAATGGTCCAATATCGTGATGAGCTCCTTGCATTAACGGTAATATAATAGAACCATTAGAGCAATGCAAAAAAGACGCAACTGCTGGTTCATACGGACCTGTACGCATATTAGTAAAATCATGATTATAACTATAACCTTTATTTCTTGGCATATAACTATTGTATGTCGTATAGCCTATATGAGCATAAACAAATAATTTATCTCCAACTACTGGTTGTGTTCCATTCCATTCAGATTTAATTCGTTCCTGTTCATTCGTGATAAATATTTTTGCTAGTGTTACAGTAGGTTCTTCAACACTACTATCACTACCGTCACTACCCTCACCATTACTATCCTGACTCATAATAATATTTATATCAATTAAAGAATAACCTTCTATAAAGTAAGTAACGATTATTTATTATTTATATACTAAAATATAAATAGTAAATATTATCCATATAGTCTCTAAATAAACGCTTTAATTTAAAAATTTAAAATTTTAAATCATCAAGTGTTTAAAGTTTAAGAGGGGTGGGGAAACCAACAAGGTTAGCACCAATACCGAAACCAGCACCTGTTCTAGCAGAAACAGCTAAAGTGGGGACATAAACATCCAAAATGGCGAAGGTGGCGGCTGCTACAAGAGAAATCAACGCAATTTCGTCTAATTTAAGAGAGCGAGATGGTATAGAGTAAGCAACTATCGCGACACAAAGACCTTCGATAATATACTTAATAAAGCGCTTAAAAAGCTCACTAAAGTCAAGTGTTCCGTACATTATAAATATAATGTAGAAAAAAATATTAGTTTATTAGTTTATTAGTTTATTAGTTTATTAAAATTAATAAAATAAAGTAAGCATACAATTTATAAATTAATAAATGGTAAACTTACTTAAAATAATTATTTAATTATATAATATAATGTCCGAAACAAATAGTTTGCCAAAGGGAGTTACTCCTAAATATTTACCCGATGGAAAAGAAAATCCTAAATATGTCGATTTATTGGAAGAAGATAAACCAATCGCCGGTCAAAAATTCGTATGTCTTTCATTCGTTTCCCCGGAGCATATTATCAAACAAAAGGAGCAGTTTTTATTCGAAGAGTTTGTGAAGCAGTGGGATTACAAAAAGTCAATGGAAAAATTTACCCAGTTTCTCAACTTTGTATCATTCAAGTATTCTCTTTCTTTCGATAAACTTACTGCCGATTTCCAAGAGTTTACAAAGGAAGAGGGCGAGACGATTCGCGCAACATCTGCAACGCTAATTAGCGACGACTATAAGACATTTTTGGATAATAATGAAGACGAACTTGAGCAGAAGTTTGGCGAGAAACATGGGTTCCAAACATCTACGAGAGGCATCAAAGTGCGCGGCGTTTTTGCTACACAAGGCGAGGCAGAACTTCGCTGTAAATTGTTGCGCGAGGTCGACCCCAATCACGACATTTATGTAGGGCAAGTTGGTATGTGGGTTCCTTTTCATCCAGAGGCATATAAGACGGGACGTGTCGAGTACATGGAGGAGACTCTCAATCAACTTATGTCCGATAAAAAGAAGAATGAAGAGACGGCAAAACAGGAGTTTGATAAACGTGTGCGCGAGGCTAGACAGAAGGCGATCGAAGAGAATATGAAGAAGGCGGAGGAGTCCGGTAACAAACTTACGCAAACGATTAACGCGGATGGAGATTTGGTTGGTATTTCAAATGCTGCGAACTTTGATGGCTTGGATGAGGATTCTACTGTTGACGATATTAAGAAGAGCATGTTTGAGGCTGAGAATGTGGTTCTTGATAAGAACAGCGACCATGGTTTGTCAAAACTGACACATTTTGAGAATTAAGATGAAACCGTCATGAAATTATCGAACAAACAAAATAATAAACAAAATAAACAAAATAATAAACAAAATAAGCGTTTTAACTATTAACTATTAAATATTATATGTTAAATATTATATGTCACTAATATATAATATTTGCTTTTTAATTGGCATGAATAAAAAGGTAAAACAATATGTAGTAAGTAACTATTTCAAATCATTTAATAGCGATAATGTATTTATTAACATGGTTTGTTTATTATTCATTATAGCTGCTATTATTATATGCATGTATTTCTTATATAGGGCAATATCTAATGCATTATATATGTATAGGTTAAAAACAGATTTTTATAAACTACAGGACATGGGAATAAATGTTAAAAACTATAATATTTTATATTTTGAAGAGTTTAAAAAAAAACATATAATGAATTTTTCAAAATTAAAAAATATAAAACATACCGAATTTAAAAATAAAAACGCAATTGGTATGATTACTGACAAATACGTAGTTTTAGATTTTGATAAAAAAGATAGACTTAAAAATGCTGATTTTTTAATTGATAAAATTCCAAAAGATACCGTTTGTGAAAAAACACCCAATGGTTATCACTATTATTTTGAGAATGATACAGGAAAACCAGTATATACTTGTATACAACTAGTTATTGATAATGTAAAATACTCAGTAGACGTATTAGGTGTTGATCATCTTATAATAACATCTCCTACAAAAATAAATGGAAAAGATTACTATTGGATAAATAGTATTTTTACGCATACTCCTGCAAAGTTATCAGAAAATACATGGATATTAGATTTATTAAAAGACCAGAAACCATTTCATCGTAAATTTAATAATGCTACTGTATCTTTATAATCATAGATAATTTAAGTATTGAAAATAATATTCGGTTTACGCTTGGGATGATGAAAGAATATTCGGTAAAAATGAAATTGTTAAATGGTGTTATATACGTATATGATGACAACTACTATTTTTTGACGAGAAGTAGTTTTAGTAAATACAAGAATAAGAAATCTATGATAGAAAAACTAAAAAATGTTATTGATAAAATTAAACCATCATGTATTATAGATTTATCTATTATAAGTAGCAACTATTTTAAATCCGAACATATTTTTCATATGACTTCATGTGTTATACATAATGATTTTAAAAATTATAAATACAATTCTGAATTTCCTAACTATATTGAATGCGCTTACATATATAAAAAAACGAAATATCTAATCCAAGATACTATTACCATAAATAATTCTAACAATTCTAATAATTCTAATAATTCTAATACAAAATTAAATAACTTAATATCATGGACTACATCAAATACACCAAATACGCCAAATACATCAGAAACAAATAATGCTAGTAAAATATTGACAGGTCCAGAAAGTATTTATATAACATTTTTGCTTTCAAATTATTTTAATATACCATGCGTAACATTGGGTGTCACCTATGATGAAAGCAGAGGTTCAGAAAAATCTACTAAGTCTTTAAATCAGGCTTCAAATAAAATTATAAATACTATGTTTTCGTTATTTTAAAATAATGTAAATAGTGCAAATAATGCAAAATATATATAAATACATTTTATAGTTTATAGTATAAAATATAAAGTATAAAAATACAAAATGAATAAAGAAGAACAAGTCAACCGAGTAGAACAAATGAAAAAAATTCAAAGCGAGGCGTTAGAGTTATTTACCAAAAAAAATATTGATTATGGTGATGCATTTGCAAAATATGGCGTTATCGGTGTTTTAATGAGGATAGAAGATAAGTTACAACGTTCTATGTCTATAACAAAAAATGGAGTAAATTTAATAAGTGACGAAGGAATTAGAGATACACTAATTGATTTACATAACTACGCCGCAATGGCGCTAATGTTATTAGACGAATAGAAAATTAACCACCATCCATTACTACCCACTACCATTTATTTTTATTCACCTTGATTTTCGGACCTTGACCTTTACGTTTAATATTCGCGGGGTCATATTGTTCTTCTTCATCATCCGAGTGAATATCTTTCGACATTTCCCAGAATTCTTTTGCGCCTAATTTAAACGGACCATGTGTCTGCGCCTTATACCAAAATATCTGGTCATGTAATTTATTCGATTTCGCATTATTATTAATTACTAAACATTCGTAGTTTTCAGTACACTGGTCCATCACTTGACAAAAACTTTCAAATGTCGGAAACATACCAGCGTAATTCTCATAGATTCTTTTACGATTCCCAATATATGGTTCACGTAAAATAAAAACATAGTCAATATTGGTTCGCAAATTGGGCGGAATACCGAGAGGATACTGCATCGTAATTACCAACATGATTTTCCAGTGACGACCATTCATAAAAAGTAAACGCATCATGACATCTTTGGTCCACTTATTGTCAAAAAGACAGTCATCCAATACCACAAATGTTCGCGGGTCAATTGTGCTTCTTTTATACGACTCTATCTCTTTTTTCATCTGTTTTAATACGGCTTTTTGTCGTTTTAAAATATTTTCAATAATCGCCGTATTATAAGCATCGTGAATAAACAACTTGGGAACATGCTCTCCGAAAAACCCGTTTCCTGCCTCTGTGCCGGATATAACAGTACCGATGGGGATATCTTGATGATAATACATTAAGTCTTTTACTAAAAAACTTTTACCGGTATCACGACGTCCGATAAGAACAATAACGGGTCCTTTATTTTCATCGGGTCTAAAACTAATTGACCTCATATCAAATTTTGCTAATTCTAAACCTACACTCATTGTTTGTATGTTTTATATATATTTACTTATTTATACTATATATTAAAAAATATATAATTTACAAACGCATATAATTTGAAAACGCATATTTAGTATTTAGTCGCATATTTAGTATTTAGTCGCATATTTAGTATTTTTATTAGTTTAAAAAGTAATAAAAATATGTATTTAATTAATTAAGTAATCGACAATGGAGATTTGCGACGATGCCCCTGTTTTTGGAGAAAGTACATTTTCTTTAAACTATAGAAAACTCAACAATCGTGATTTTTTTGCTTCTTTAGAAGAATCTGAACTCGGTATAGTAAATAGTAAAAACTATATGCCTATTTACGAAAACTATTTTAATTTAAATGAGACAAATTACAATTCCATCAATTTGAACCAGCGTTTTTATGTATCCGCTTTATCCGGCGTCGTTGATAAAAATAATATACAGGCTGCTGTTGTGGATGCTTTTAAAAGCACTTCCGAATCTTTAACGATTCTTCATAAACCTATTTTTATTAAATTTTCTCCTTTGATTGACCCCGTTAAATATATGTTGGGAAAATATGAAAGTTTAAATGTAAATGGCGACATTTTAGATATTCCCGTGCTATCAAAACTTGAGAGAAAAGGGCTATTAAAAGCAAATGATAAAAATAATGCATCATATGTTGATGCTTTTTTTTCGTATTTGTCGAGTCAAGTTTTAAACTGCCATGATTTTATTCATGGTCTTAATTTCTACGGTTCGTTCAATGCTATTAAAAAGGATTTTTATTACAACGTAATTGACGATATAGAGTGTTTGGATAAAAATCCTTATTTTAATAAGAATAAGGATATTCTTTTTGAGGTTGAAGATATTGAATTCTCGGATGACGATGATGACGGCGACTACGATAATCATAACGAATCTACCAATAATGACGACGATAGTACTCATTCTAACCACGCACACAGACAACAGAAAAATACAAGGAACAAAAAAGAAAAAATTACTATTGAAACAAATGAAACGATAGACGAGTCAACTATAGTTGTTCATGATGAATTTGATAAAGTGAGCAATGAGTTGAGTTCTATATTTAATACTTCTTCTGATAATACTGATAGTAAAGAATCCGATCCAGCCGAACCATCCGAACCACCATGCGACGAGGATTTATTAATATTGAAGTTAGATGATATAGTAGCCGATAATGCAAACATAATTGAAGAAGTAGATGGTATTGTATTAAACAAGGATTCTCATTTTGGTAATGATAGTGATAGCAACGACTCCTTCACATCCGGCTCATGTTCTTCACGGTCATCTTATACAAGTGATGATGGCTCCGGAAGTGACTGTGAAATTGATGATATTATTTGTCTTGATGATACTGTAAGTGGCAAGGATGGCAAGGATGGCAAAAACAAGAAACATGATAAAAAAACCTCCAAAGATGCCTCTGCTGCGTGTTATAGTGAAGAAGGCAGTGCTGGCGAAAGCGGAGACAATAGCAACAGTGATGGCGAAGGAGAAGATGACAGCGGCGATGACGGCGACGATGATGACGGCGACGACAACGACGACGATGAATACGAAGATGATGAAACATTATGGGCAACAATTAAGAATTTTCCAGTCTCAGCAATTATGCTAGAGAAATGCGAAAATACACTCGACTCTCTCATGATGCAAGAAAAAGAAATGACCGAGAATGAGTGGAGGTCTGCACTTATGCAGGTTATTATGACGCTTATTACCTATCAAAAACTCTTCGGATTTACTCATAACGACTTACATACAAATAATATCATGTACATCTATACTGAAAAAGAGTACATATATTATCATTACAATAAGAAATATTACCGCGTACCTACATATAATCGCACTTTCAAGATTATCGACTTTGGTCGCGCTATTTATAAATATAAATCCAAAACCATATGTAGCGACAGTTTTAGTATGACAGGCGACGCAGCAACGCAATATAACTGCGAACCCTATTTTAACGATAATAAACCTCGTTTAGAACCGAATTATAGTTTTGATTTATGTCGTCTTGGGTGTTCTATTTTTGATTATTTTATTGATGATATAAGTAATGTTGCGGCGATATGTAAAAAGGAGCCTTTGTCCAAGTTGATAGTGGAGTGGGTTACGGATGACCAGAATAGGAATATTTTGTATAAGGCGAATGGCGAGGAGCGTTATCCGGATTTTAAATTGTATAAGATGATTTCGCGAAGTGTGCATAACCATACACCGCAAGCGCAGTTGTCGAAACCGATTTTTGCGGACTATGAATTTCCTAAGAAAAAGGTTAAATCGTCGAACAGAATAATAAATATCGATAAAATGCCGTCTTATATGGAGTGATGTAATATATATATATATATATATATATGAAGTTATAGTTATATATTTACAAAAGTATCTATTGAAATATATAAATAAATTTATGATTATAATTTTTATATTACTATTATATATATATATATATATATATATATATATATTTTTTTTTTTTC